CCCAAGGAAACATGATGACGGCAGGGCCTGTTATAGTTTCTCCAGATCGAAGATATGTCAGAGTAGGTATTTCTTACTCAAATATGAGCATCGGGGCAGTATATATATTTAACTTTTCCACTGGCAAGTATCAACAAATAGGAGGTAAATAAAGTGAAATTTTTTAAATGCGCTGTATATGTACTTTTTACTCTATGTCTTGTAAATTTGGCGAGCATTTTATACGTACATAATGATATAATTAAGAGACAGCAGATCGAAGTAGAGTTGCCAACCGATCTCAAAGACTTACCACAGCACGCCAGAGCGAGAGAAAGTCAACTTCTACAAAGCATACTCATAATACATCACGAAATGCAAATTCATAAAGCGGGACAACAGGAGTTTTGTCCTATGTGTTCAACCTCCCAACTTGTTAATAGCGAATGATTAATTTAATTGCACCCATAAACAATTTAGGTTATGGGGTTGCTGGATATAATATTTTTAAAAGCTTATACGGGTTAGATCCCACCAGCGCCCTATACCCTATTTCAAGACCAGAGTTCGTTGACGCAGCTATACAATCCGGATTGGACAACAGAAGCCGTGACAATAGTAGCAACGACTGTGTAAAGATATGGCATCAAAACGATCTATACGAATTTGTCGGTAAAGGCAAACACATAGGCTTCCCCATCTTTGAACTCACTGAATTTAATGATGAAGAAAAGAGCAGCCTCAATCACTGCGATAAAATATTTGTCTGCTCAAAATGGGCAAAGCAGATAATTCTAGACCAGATGTCACATAGGTTCTCAGACCAAGACGTTCATGTAGTCCCTCTGGGAGTTGATGCGGAACTATTTACTCCTGTCAAGTCTGGCAGAATACCTACAGTCTTTTTAAACTGCGGAAAATGGGAAAAAAGAAAAGGTCACGACGTTTTGCTTGAGTGCTTTAATAGCGCCTTCACTCAGGCTGATGATGTTGAATTATGGATGATGTGTGACAATCCCTTTATAGGTAAAAGTAATCAAGACTGGCAAGACTTATACAAGTCATCCCCTCTTGGCGATAAGATAAGGATAATTCCAAGACAGAAAACACACCAAGATGTATATAATATAATGAAGCAGGCTGACTGCGGGATATTTCCATCGCGAGCCGAGGGTTGGAACCTAGAACTTCTTGAGATGATGACATGTGGAAAACAGGTTATAGCTACAAACTACTCAGCGCATACAGAGTTTTGCGACAATAAGAACACGCTTCTGGTAGACATAGAGAATTTAGAAACGGCTCATGACGGGGTTTTCTTTGATGGTTCTCGCGGACTGTGGGCAAACATAGGAGAGTCAGAAAAGGAACAGACGGTTTGCCATATGAGAGCGGTTCATGGCGATAAAAAACAAAACAACCTAGAATTAAATGAAGCTGGCACAAACACCGGAACACGCTTTTCATGGGATAATTCTGCCAAAGAACTCGTCAATGGGCTTTAGGCTGTCTGTTTTCCAATAAAAATTGAATAACATTCAAGAAATAGTTTGACAAATGACGAGATATATACTATAATGAACGAGAAGACAACGTCACCCTAAGTGGTGGGTTGAGGTATGAACCTCAGATATTGCGAGCAAAACACCTATTGCACCCGTACTGAAGCTCATGGAAGACGTTTATGCTAAACTAAAAGGATTTTAATTTTTGGAATAAGGTGAACTGTAACTAATTTTTAATTGGAGATTTAAAATGGATAAAGTGAAATCACTTTTGAAGTCGCGTAGATTTTGGGTATCGGCTGTCGGGTTGGCTGCCGTCGTATCTTCTGAACTTTTTGGATTTACGCTTGACACCGATCAAATTGTCGGTGTTGTTACCATTGTCACAGCTTGGGTTATCGGTGATACCGTTCGAGTTGCTGAATAAATAGATAGATCTCTTGGTGGTAGGGTGCTGTTGTTTCATATGTTTTTCATTCTTCAGTGATTCCGCAACCCCTGCCACCACAGATCTCCTATATCTACAGGATAAACAATAATGAATATAATAGACGCTACAGAAAGCGAAATAAGGGCACGTATGGACAGGTGTGCGTTTGAAATAAACGCCATCATGCAAAATCAGGCCTCTGAGGGAGGGGTAGACAAGCTCCTAAAACACCTAAACAATTACCAGAGGGCGGCTGCCCAGTTTGAGATTCTACAAAAGGTAAAAGATCAAATTTCCACTAGTCCCCCGACCGAAGAAGAGCCGGATGAAGATTAAAGTAACGCTCCTGATTGGAATGACTGTAAAAACCCTTCACATTTCTGATCCTAGGTATTTTCAGCTATATCTGTGTGACGACATGAGTCTTCCGCAAGGATATATGTCTACAAAAGATGAGAAAGAAACCGTCAACGATGTAATTTCAAAATATTTCCACATAGATCCCACTTGGTTAAATGTGGAGGTGACGGGTTTCAGAAGGGTCAATAATTCAGACGCTGAAGTTGTCTATACGATTATTATGCCAGAGGTGTCAGGCAGTAATAAGTCTGGAAATTTTTTCCCCTACATAGAAATAAAAAAATTGGATATAAAAATAGATGAATACTACGAACCACTTATATCAAGAAGATCTTCCCAGATCTAGCGAAGATCTACTAGCCCAGCTAACCATAACCATATCTAAAGATGAGGAATTTGGCTACACTTGTGACTGGGAGCCTACCGAGAGCGGAATTAGCGCACTCGCTTCAATATTTTATGGTATAGGATATGACGATCTAATAGAAAAAATATTAAAGGAACTTAGGAAACAATGTGTATTAGAAGGTAATGAAGAGGACTTTTTAACCATAGTCCAAACCATAAAGGGGTTTTTGTTGTCAGCGGGTAATATTAAAGATGGTACTTCAGGAGGTATTTCGGGTGAGTCTGTAGCAGTCTCACCTCGTGACGTATTTAAATTATAATCGCTCAACGGAGGTTTCTATGTCTAGACCTAAACAAATAGCTTGGGAGAGCTGGAACGCCATAGCAGAGGAGATATTATTACCAAAAGACATGGTCATGCCAGAAGCCAATGGGGACGAATCGGCATATAGCGAAATCGAAATACCTCCAGAATTCCTATCTCCCGAAATGTTTATCCCTCAACAAAGTTTCATATCCACCCCAATCGGGACATATCCAGAAGATTCGTGCATGAAGCCTTCTGACAGATGGGACTGCTGGATGGGGCACAGTAATTTTAGCATAACTAACGAGATATCAGACAAAATAGAACTAGTAGACGGAATAGAAGCCTTAAAAATTATGGGAAGGTACTCATTCTTTATAGGCATTGGAAAACTTTTTGACATTAAGGATGTGAGAACAGACATAGAAAAAGAATTGTGCGTTTACACTGAGCAGGAGATACTTTCAAATGAAAATACTCAGGCTACGGTAGACCTAGTGAAAAAACAACTAAAGACTGAAAAATATTGGTCTATGTTGGTGTCACCGGAAGGTGAAGTTGAATATATTGTTTCAGACAAGATGGATAAAGGTTATCTTGAGGGTCTGAGTGGATTACTTGAACTTAAAAAATCCCGTGGTGGGATAATATTGAGAGGAAACGATGGATAAAATTGACAAACTTTTGAAAGACCCTAATATTGTAAACATAATGAACGCTGTATCTAATAGGTACAATCGCTCCATTGACAGAGATGAGATAGATTCTATAAAGATGATCACTCTGTGGAAGTGTATAGATAAGTACGATGCATCCAGAGGTGCAAAGTTCACCTCCTATCTATATCAGCAGCTTTCTTTTGCCTACAAGAATGAACTAAAAAAGAAGAAACAGATGTTATATCTCGACAGTCTTCAGCTAGACTTTATCAAATCCGACTCTGTTTACAGAGATTCTTCAGGAGAATTTATGGATGTGCTTTCCGGACTACCGAAAGATGTTTCTGATATCTTAAAACAAAGATATATTGGCAACATGACTATGGTAGAAATAGCGAAGGCTAATGGATATAGTAGAGAAACGGCTAGGAGAAGATTAAAAAGAGCTGTAAAAATTTGCAGAAAAAGCAACGGCCAATTGGCGTAATTTGTGTATGTTAGAGTGGAACTGGATTTTTTTTGGATAATTGGGACAAGATATAGTATTAAGTTTAACTAATTTTTCAAAGGAGATCTATTATGGCAGTTCCTGCTAATCAAGCCGCCTATTTGGTGAATACTACTGGCGGAGCCTTTCCCGGTGAAGCTACCGAGGGTGGTACTATTCTAAGTAACACAAGTACCGGCACGGTAATTACTAAAGCTCTAGCATTAAAAGATAACGCTACCGAATTTGCTGACGGCACAAGACCAAAAGAAATCGCTGATGGCTTAAGTTCCAACCAGAAGGTTTTAGCTGGCGCTGGTACTTTTGGCTATGAGGTCGCTGGCAAATTTGTTATTGCTGCAAGCAGCTCTACACTTTCTGGCGTTGCTAAGACCAACATTCTTATCACTGGTCAAGGTAGCGTAGTAGACGCTATTCATCAGTTTGAGCATGATTTTGGTGCAGACACTACGAGCCT